TAGTGCTATTTCATTACCACCATTTTTATCATAAGTTAAAAATTGTGATGGATTTGAAGAAGAATAGTTTTGGTCAAAGGCAGAAAGTGACAATGCATCATTACTTATTATAGTCCATGTGCTTTCATGTTGAAATATTCTACAGTTAAACATTTTTAGCAAACTGCTTAATATAAACTTACAATCTAAAGGGTTGCCATTTTGGTCTTTAAATGCTTCAACATTATTAATATAAGTTTGTGAAAATGGATTGCCTTTTGTAACACTCGCCCCATCAGCAGAATTTTGAAAAATTCTACATAGATATTTATAAGAAAAATCTAATGACTTACCACTATCCCCTTGTCCATTTTCTAAATTGATTTGTCTTAAACATTCAGTAATCGCATCTTTAGCAGAAGGTCTTGTTGTAGATAATCCATAATCATAACCATCTATAGTTCCTAATAAATCACTAGCATAAGCCTCTACCAAGAATGGATATGGTTGTAATGGTAAATTAAATGAATCTTGTACAATAAATCCACTCCAATATTTTCTATATATTTCATAGCTTTCACCACCAGCACTAGAAAAAATATCAGCAGATAATTTTATTATTGTATCACTACTAACTTGGGCTACAGTTGTTCTATCACTTGTGGTTGTATTTATTACTATGTCTCCAACTTTTAATGAATTTGTAAAATTTACAGATGTATCTTTTAATCTACTTGCTACAGCATAAGCATCACTTGTTCCATTTAATACTTGTGAACTTACTATTGTTTGGAATTGTCTATCATTTTGTGGTTCTAAAAATTGTATGCTACCTTCAGCATTCCATAAGAAATCAGTAAGATTCCAATTTGAATCAGATAACTCCCATGTTTTTGTTCCAGTATTTTCATCCACATAAAATTGAAACTTACATGAACTACCTATGATTGGTGAAAAGAAATCATCATCTTGCTGGTATGATACTACAACTGGATTTGGTCCGAGTATTAAATTAGTTGAAATAGCACCAGTATATCCATCTTCTAATATTTCTAATAAAAATTTATTTTCATCAGTATCAAAGAAATTCACTCTAAACAATTCACCGTATGCCATAATCTTAACCAGTTATCCTTGTTCTAAAATCACCAGCCCTTTCTAATGCTAAAACTAGGTCTTGACCTCTTAGTGTAAATTGACCTTTTTGTGTGCCTTGACTAGCATTCATTAAATGTGGTAATTTTTCTAATGGTATAATAGCTTCAGCGCCAGCCTCACCTACAAGACCCATAACTGGTCTAGTCACAATACCACCTTCAGCAAAGGCAGTAAGTCCAGCAAAAGCACCACCAACCAATGATGTAGCCGCTGCTATCATGCCCGGTAATGCAAAGAATCCACCCGGTATCAATGATGCAGTATTTGTTGCAGAAGATATTGCACCAGCTTGTGCTGTAGAGAATTGTGATGCTACTTGTCCTTTAGCTAAAGCCTTAGAAACTGCCGCATTGATTATTGATTGTATTGCTAATTGCATCAATACTTTTAACATACTTTGCACAATACCTTGTATGCCTTCATTAGCTAAACCAAGACTAGCAATAAATTGGTCAGATAATCCAACTAAATGTTGTTGCATAATACCAGCTACTTGTTGGACTTGTTGTTGAAAACTTTGGAATTGTTGTAACCTTTTTTGGTTTTGTTCTTCAAACATATTATCTACTGATTGTGATAAATCAGCATTAGCTTGTTCATTAATTGCATTTAATTCATCTCTAAATGTTTTAACATTTTCTAATTCTTTTTCTAGTTCAGAAAAATCTATGACATCATCAAATTCTAAATCAGCTTCATCACCCATCTTTTCAGCAAGGTCTACAGCTTCTAAACTTTGTAGTTTTCTTAG